AACGTCAGTCGTAATGAAGAACGCATCAGGATCGGTCAGACGGCGCATGATATGATAGCCCTTGGGCAGATAACCACCAGCCTTAATGGCGTTGATGTCGTTATCGGCTGTACCAGCGCGAAGCTGGCTTTCCAACAGGCGCTCTGCGGTAAACTGATAGGCAGTTGGAATAACCAATTGCATACCCTGTGCCGCAATGCGAAGGCCACGATCATCTTTCATGTCGCTGATGTTAATCAGGATCGACTCAAGAGATGTCTCGGACAGGTCAGCCGCCGTGGCAAGCACGTTAGACTGAATGCCGTTCTGTGTTGGGTGCGATGCACTCAACAAAGTTTGACCGTCACCACCAGTAACACCAGCAGTTTGAGCAAAGTTTAAGACGTTTGCAGCCTTAATTTCTTTGGTCGATGCCATAGACCGTGCCAGCGCCTTTGTGTAACGCGAAGCAAGCGAACCATACTGACCGTCCTCTTCAGCTTCCTCAGTGATTGAGAACGCCAAGGCGACAGTTTCGTGCTGGTAACGCGCAGTCCACTGTTGGCTTGCACTGTCATAAGAGACCGCTCCACCCTCAGTTTTTGTTGGCGCTTGGCCGAAGCCACTCAAAAGTACGTCTTCTTCGTAAGCCTTTTGAGAGCTATTCGATTCAAAGACCGCAGTGTATTCGGCAGGGTAGCTATCGTACTCAAGTCCAAAGAGAGTGTTCAGACCCGGCTCTAGAGTTTTCGCAAAACTCGCTCTATTCATTGCCATTGTTCATGCCCTCCTTATATGCCAGCAGTTTGTTTTAGAATATGCTCATTGATCAGCACTTCCATTACTGCATTTGCACCAAACGCATTGTCGGGTGTGTCATGCAGGGCGAGAATTTTAACAGTGGCTGCGGTTGCTGCCATTGTTCCATTGGTCGAAAAACCAGACTGACCAGTGATGGTCGATCCAGCGCCATCCACAACATCGGCACAGTTGCCAATATTTGCTTGGGCAGGCGTACCCGCGCTTTGAACCTTAAACACAGTGTACGGGCAGTCATAGACGTATGCTATGATGTCTGTCGCAACAGTGCCTGTCGGCCAGTATTCACTGTAAACGTATGACCCATCTGCGGCTGTGTATGAACAGCCATCAAATACACCAATATTGTTTACTTCTGTTGGACTGTGCGCTGTGATTACACCTGTGTTAATGATAATGACCAGATCGCCCTTAAAGATATTCTCTGCAAAACCACTTGCAATAGTATATCGATTAGTACGTGGCGCATTACCGCTCATGTGACGTATCGGGACAAACCCGAATGCGGCGTCTACATTTGCCATGTTTCGCTCCTATAGCGTAAAGATTAATCGCTCATGGCAGACAATTGCCTGCCGCGACTGGTTTCAGACTTCCGCTCTTGATAGAACTTCTGTCCACTACGCCGTCCTAACGCATCAAGTTCACCTGAGACTGCTTCATTTTGCTCTGTGTTTTTATTCTGCCAGAACGCCTTTTGTGAGGCGTGTTTTTGTTCTGGCATTTCACATAGCAACATGCCTTCAATCCCTACTGATCCTGTCCACTGTCCATGATTAATAGTCGGAAACAACTTTTCTTTCACAGTGTCAGCGGAGCGTGGCTCCCAACCTTCGCGCATTCTTTTATACACGTTGTCGGGGGTGTCCTTCCCTTGAATCGAGGTTGCGACCCAGCGTTGGACATAGCCGGGACGGGCTTCTGGTGCGTCCAACAGTGCTGGTGGTTTCCATGCGGCTTCTGGACGAACTTCTTCGTCCCGCACAGATGATCGTGATTGCTCGGCTCTTGAGTTTCTCTTTTCAGACATGACTATTGTTCCCTCTGTTGACGGCGAATTTCGGCTTCGTATTTTTTGAGACCACGTTCATCGTTTATACCAAGTTCCCTAGCCATGCGGAGTTGCTCTTGCGTCATACGCACACGATTGCCCTTATAAGCTGAAGACCCGCCCGTAGTGGGGGCGACTGGAGACCTACCTTTTGGTCTTTGCTTCGGACTTGGCCCCGATCTTAACTCAGGAAACACTTTTTGTAAACGCCCGTTAAGTTGCGAGTAATATTCGTCGCTATTCTTATCGAAACCCTCTAAATCTAGCTGCACGTCTATCGCCCGTGCCGCCGCTGTCTCTCGCTCAAAGCCAGTGGCATTGAACCAGTTATTTTGCTGCCACCAGCCCATTGCCTTCTCAGGCGGTGGATTGCCCTGCTGACGCTGTGGCTGCTGCTGGCGTTGCTGCTGTTGCTGCCGCTGTTGTTGCCGACCATGCTGCTGCGCCTGTGCCACGCGCATTGCCGCTCTCATGTCGGCTATCTGCTCTTGGAAGTTAACTTGGGCGTCAGTGTCGCCCTCCTCCACGGCCTTGTGCAGCGCCTGCTTGGTCTGCTGGTATCGGGAATTAAATTCCTGCTCTGCGTTCTGCTGCGATCCCTGCTCCAGACGCTCTAGCCGCTTTTGCAGTTGCGCGTTCTGAGCCTGTATTTGCTGCGCCTGTATTTCAGCCTCCCTGCGCTGCGATACGAGCTTGCTGATGCGCTTCTGCACCTTGGGGCCGTAGTCTGGCTCCTGATCGTCAGCAGCCTCCACAGGCTCCTCCTGTGGCCTCTCAGGCTTTTGCTCTGGCTCGTCAGTGATTTCTATTTCAAAATCTTCTGGCTCACCCTTGGCCGCTTGGATTTCGGCCTCGATTTCTTCAAGAATTTTCTCTTGCTCTGACATGGCCCTACCCCAAATATGCGGCGACTTCGACGCCCTCTGGCAGAATAGACGTTAGCTCATCGTCATTCAGCAGAAGGAATTTCACGCCCTTTACAACAATTTTCTGACCAGCGTATTTACCGTAAGTCACGCGATCTCCGATTTGCGGCATAACGTCAGACTTCCAACGCTCACCCGTGTCGCGGTCACGATACGCTAAATCACCCATCGCACAGACGGTGCCGTGGGCGGTCAGGTATTCCTCGTTGTCTTTTGAGGTGTCTGGCAGCAAAATGCCGCCTGCGGTTGTCATCTTTACCTGATTAGGCTGAACGAGAACCTTCCAATTCATTGGAATTGGGATTTGATGAGAGCCAATCGTCGCGCTGGTTTCTTCATCAGTGTAGATTGCGTCATGTTGATGAGACATGTTATTCATCCTCTTCGTTTAAATTTTTGATCGTGTCATGGATTACGTCAGCGGCCTGCTCCAGCCCCTCCGCAATGCCCACGTTTTTGTGATACGCCTCAAAGTCGGACATTCGACCCCGAAGCATACCGTCAGCTATTTCCAGCCGTCTTTTCTCCAGATTGTTTCTGATCTGCTGGAGCAGATCGCTTATCGTCATTCTTAACGCCCCCCGTCATGGAGACGCCTGTGACGTGTACTGTTACGTCTTTATTTTCCGACATCAGTATCCCCTCTTCATTGATTTCTATTTCTTCTTCTTAGTCGTTTTTTTCTTGGTTGCAATCGTTGTAGGTTTCTTTTTACCATATGACATATTTTTTGTTCCTTGTTTCATCAGGGAGGGGAAGCTGGCTCTATTCATCGTAAACACCAGCGGGGTTTTGCATTTCCATCAGCCTTGCGCGTTCTGCGGCTGTCATGGGTGGGTCAAACTCTCCATAAACTAATTCTTCTATGCGGCGTTTTTCTGGAGTGAGCGTTTCTGTTGATGTTTTGCCATCAAACTGTCCCAGCGCACCGACAGGATCGCCCTGATCGCCTGTGGGCCGTCTTGCCATCAAGCTGTCTCTTGCCGCATCCATTTGCAAGTCCATGCTGGACGGCTCCATTACATTGTCCAGTTTGTTGAATTGTCTTTTTAAAAACTTCATTGCTGCTCCACCTAGCCCCACTATAATAGGGCCAGCCGCCGCCATTCCAGTCAGATAGGTCATTGGCTCTGCTTTGTTGTCGTAATAATCACCGACAGCAGGACGAACTGCATCCGTATCTTTTGTTAACATAAGCGCCAATTGAGAGGCGAAGGGCAAGCGACCAATCATAGCGTCATCACGCGCTGTGTAATTGTCAGTCTTATATGCATCCACTAATCTGCCGCCAGCATCGTAAACGTCCATAGCGTCACCAATACCAGTCATATCAATGTAACCCATATCCATAAAGCCACGGCCCTCACCGCCAACAATGTTGCCAGCCTGCTTTGGAAAGTATTCTTCCAAATATGAAACGGCTCTGTCGCGGGTCGGGTCTAAATTTGGCACTGCCTCAAATGCAGCGTTTTCTCCACCATACATTTCGGTGGGTTTTTCAAAGCCAAATTTCTTATAAAACTCGTCAGCCATTATACCTGTCCTCCAGACAATTCTCTTGCCAATATTTTTAGGGTATCAGCGAAGCCCTTGTCTAGTTCTTTTGCCGCCATTGCAAACTTGCGTGGCGATACATCGTCGGACTTTAGACCACGCCGCTCCAGAAACTTCTTGGCGGCTCTGATCTCTGCCTGCGCCACTCTTTTTACTGCCGCCTTAGCCATTACAAGCCACCTCCTGTTGCCATCTCTTCATCTTCGGTCACTGCCCCCAATGTACCAAGGCCAACGCCACCAAACGGCACCACATACTTTGGCATACCCATCTTGCGAAGGCCAAGCATTAAATCTTTTGTCAGTGGCAGGCCCAGCACATCTTCTGGCTGCTTACCTGTTGTCATTCTCAAGGGAACGAAATCTGCCGTTGGGTCAGCAGGCTTTACAATATTCATTAAGTTTTTCGGCGCGATATTTCCATAAAACTGCCTGTGTCCCTCAAAGTCTCCACCCGTGTAGTCTTTAACCATTTGTGGGTTTGGCAGCGTTAGATAATCTGCACCACTTGCGATAGCGTCATTTAACTGCCTGCGAAGAACCATGTCGAGCCACGCATCCGTGCTTTCAAGCATTGGTGCGCCCACAGTTGTGTTTTCCACATTTATGCCAGACGCCTCAAGTTTTCCCAATTCATCAGATTGTTTTTGTATCATGGGAGATAGTCCTGTATGAACATCAGCCCACGCAGTATATGGCTCTGGCAGTTTGTCTTTGTTTGCTTGAATGTATTCAGCAAATTCATTTAATTTATCATTTAATTCAGTTGTGCTGCCCTGAGAGCCTTCAAAAAATGAGTGGTCATCTCTTATATTTTCTGGTTGAAGTTTAACAAATGTTCGATCTGTTCTGGCAGATTTAAGACTATTAAAAAAATCAGCAACAATTGTTTTGTATTCCGTAAGGGCTTCTGGATTATCACGAAATCTCGTATTAGATCGCCCTATTCCATACCCAAAAACTTTTTGACTTAAATCATTTTCAGACCCGACCACATATTGTCTAAAAATGTCTTTTTGTTGTTCATAATTTTCTTTAAAAAGCTCTTGCTCACGGGTTCTTGTTGGCCCCACAGTGCCTTTAGATTTTGCCTTTCTTGTCGCTTGCTGAACATCCGACTGAGCCTCACCCAAGTGATATGCCGTGCCGCCAGTTTCTATTGGAAACTGCCCCGTTCGTGCGTGTGCAACAACATTTTCGTCATCATCAAAATGACCCGATCTAAAATATCCTTCTGAAAAATCGCCCGTGGGATCATCAAAGACATATCTGGTTTCAGTCATGTCTGTGCCGCCACTGGGGAAATAATTTGCGTATTCCAACTCAGCGGGATCGGCTACTGGGGCATCAGACCCGTAAAGTGTCATGTTAAAATTGTCTGGATCATAGACGCGCATTTCGTTTAGATTATTTTCTGCGCCTGCACGGGCCTGTGCCTCATAACTGTCTATGTTGTCCCGCCATTCCCAACCTGCGGCAGCTTCTTCTGAGCCAAAAACTTTTGTTTCTCCATAGTAGGCATCAGTTGCCACCCATCCATCAGGGTATTTTTCAGCAAGCTCTCTGCCATTGCTTACGCCATCTATTTCTTTTGCAAATTCATCTAGTGCATCAAAATTATCAGCAGCAACGTAACTGTCAATGTCTTGCATATTTGTACTATAGGTAAAGTTTTCTTTAAAGTTTTCTTCAAGGCCTTCCAAATAATTTTTAATATAGTCCTGTCCATTTGGACTATCTAAAAACTCGTCTATACCGTCATCGTAGCCGCCAGAAGACGCACTTCTCATTACGCCTTGCGCCATTTTTTCTTCTTCTCTAATTAAATCTGTGTTTTGCTGTAAATATTCCGAAAGCTCTTCTGGGGTAACGTCTGTGCGACCCTCAAACGCCTCATCGGCCCCCGACCATTCAAATTCTTTGGCCTTTACGCCGCTCTGCTTGAGCGCCAGCTTTTTGAGCTTTTCATAGCTGCCGCTTTTTACCTTGAGGTTTTCCACAGCATCTTGTGCGGCACTGTAAAACGCAACTCTTGTTCTATAAGAAGAAGTTGTTTGTGGTAATATACCCAAGTCTCCAGACGCCTGTTGTGCCAGCTTGGCCTCAAGAATTGTCGGGCCGTGTTTTTTATAGACATCATCGGGCGCGTGGGCCTTTAAGTAATTAATGTCGATATTTCTTCGCAAAGAAGGGCCAATATTAATAACGCCCCTAGCCGCTTCTATAATTAAATTAGCGGCGGCTGCTTCTGCATTTGTCTTGGGTATTGGAAGATCATATCTGTCGTAAAGCTGACGCAATTGATCTGTATTCTTTGCGTCCATAGCGCGGTCTACTGGGCGTCCAGCTTCTGCATACTCTCTTTTAACCGCATTTAAATATTCTCGTATTTCAGAATTTGTTGACCCACTTACTCTAAGCTGCTCCACATCCAGCTTAACTTGGGGATTTTGAAATGCTGGGTCAACACGCAGGGCAATTTCTAATCCTTTAGCGTTTCTGGCCTCTTCCTCCGCATTGGCTATATCAATATCTTCAAAGTCAGCGTCAACGATGTCATCGTCAACGTCAGCGTCATACATTCTGTTTGAGTGCCTCGCTATATATGCCTCCCCATCTACATCTGTCAGGGCATCTACAAGGTTATTATTTGCAAGAACTTCATCTAGTCTGCCAGCACGAATTAATTCCAATGCGGCCTGCGCTCTTGCCTCTGCTTCGTTTGTTGGATCAGACAAAAACTGATCTACATCGACTGTATTTCTAAGTATATCTGCGTTTCTTGCTCTAGTGGCATTAATACGCGCAATTTCAGCGTCAAAATCTCTAGCTGGATCAAAATATTCATCGTCTGGCAAATTCTCCAGCGCACCAAGGTCTTGAAAATCACCGTCAACTTCTGGCGTTATATCCACCAAATCATCGTCAGCCCTGCGCGTAATAACGTCAGTGACAACATCTAAAACTTCATCGGCTGCGCCCCTAATAACCCTAGCTATTGCTGTAAAAAAAGACATTACGCGACCCCTGTGTTTTGAATGCCAGCCAATGCGCCTGCGTCCGACATTATGTCATAGCTGTCCCGCTTGTCTACGTCATAGGCCGCATTGGGCGATCTGATATCTTCTGGATTTAGAATAATCATGCTGTCAGGCGAATATCTCTGCGTTTCCAAATCATCGCGCAAATCCATAAGCTGATCTTCACGGGCCATTTCCTCTGGGGTTTTAAAGTCTTCTGGGGAGTTTTGCACTTCCCAATCGCCTGCGGCCTTGATGCGTTTTATTACTTCGGATGCAGTTAGTGTTTCATCCGCTGCACGGGGAACTGTTGCCTCTAGTGGCCTTGTCGCCTCCATTCGCGCAGTCGCGGCGTCATTTATAACCAATAATTCTTTTTTTATTTCAGCGATCTTGGCCCTTGCTTCGGGGCGAATTGCGCCTTCTCCCTGTGACGTTGTCTCTACAAGGTTTTTATACACAATGCCATCGTATCCAGCCTTTTGTATTTCTGCGTTAATTATTTCAAGCAGTTCCCTGTTTTCCATGCTTTCGATCCAATCATCTGGATCGCTATAATTTCCAATGGGATCGCTCATTGCGATGTCATCGAAGGCTTGCATTATTTCGTCTATATCTATTCCAGAGTTTTGGTATTGTTGCTTTTCAAGCTCTTTAATGACGTAAGAACTGTTTTTCCAATTTCCAACGTCAGGCATTCTGAGCGGATTATGTACGTTCACACGGACAGGCATTACCCTTGCCTCTGGGATGACTGGTGGGCTGTCGCTCTCGAAATTACCATAGCTGGGTATTTCACCCTTTATTCTTGCCACGTCCAGCAGGCGCTCGTTGGCCTGCTCTGGTGTGCCAACGTGTACGCCCAAGTCCAGCATGGCAGGATTAAACTCTGAGAAGTCGCCACGGGTGCCGTGATAATACATTTCTGGCCTAAATTCTTCGTAAAACATTTGATCCTCTGGCGATCTTTGCAGCGCACCCAACGCTGTCTTAGGTGCAGACATTGGAGGTTCAATTTTCTGCATATCTTCTGATGGGAGCGCACCAAACTTATTTCCCCAATAATCTACCGCATCACCGACAAGATTTTTGCCAGCTTTTAAGCCTGCCTTTATGCCTGATCCAATTAAAGCTGCCATATCACCAAGCCCTACATGACCAGTATCTGGCCTTGGTCTTCGGGCCGGGGTTATCACAATTGTGACGCGCCCTAAAATTAGATCGTCTGCCCTTTTGGTTTTTCTTGATTTTCATGTTGGGGTCGCCAAAGGTCACGCGCTTTACCCTGTCGCCGTCTGTAACGTACACCACAGACTTTTTCTTGCCGTAGCTGGTTTCGCCCTTTGCAATTCTGCGCGGCTTATTCAGTGTGACGCTCTTGCCTTTGTATTTTGCCATTCAATAAATCCTCGCCTTGTCAGGATCGACCAGCCTTGGAACACAGTATGCAACGCCAAAATCTTTTGTATTGCTGTGGTATCCGTAGCGCCTCACGATTTCTCTTGCGTAGTAATTACACGTTTCTAGCTTGCGAAACAACATATCATCGCTGACCAGCTTACGATCATCAGAAATACCGATATATAGAACCAAGGCAAAGACGTGTACCACTCACGCATTGGCCCTTTTCTTTGCGGTTTCCGACAGGTCTTTCTTGTGAACCAGAAACTTGCTAGACGCCGTGTGACGTGCGCCAGACATGACCCTACCCTTGGCGTCCTTGTGTGTTGCGCCCGTATGCTCTTTGCCGTTCTTAAAGTAATGCTTTACGCCCTTAGCCATTATAATACTCCATTTTAATCTCAGCGTCTTGACGCTCCATGTCTGCTTCAATCGCAGCGTCTTCGATTGCTTCCTCTATAGCATCTTCTTCCCACTGGTCTTCAAAATCATTGTGCGCGTCTTTTAAAATACCCATTATTTCTTGCCCTTCCAGTTTACACGTTTTGCAGATGTCTTGCGCTTTGATGCCGACTTGGCAGACTTGCTTTTGCATTGCGCCATTGTGGGGCGGCAGGCGGGGTAACCTCTTTTGCTTTTAGCAGTTCTAGATTTACGGCCACAAGGCTTGCCTGTTTTGCAGTCAACCCAGCCCTTGCCTTTGTTCTGACCGAACCAATCTTTCAGACTGTTGCCGCTACTTTTTTTTGCTTTTGCCACTTTTCTTGCCCCAGTTTTTTGCGCCGACCTTGCGGCATTTTACCAAAGCGCCAGAGCCATAGGCTGACGGCCATGTGCCGCCGTTGCGCGTGTATCGCGCCTTGACCTTACTGTAGCAGGCGTCTCGCTTGGCTTTCTTTTTCTTCGCCGCCATTAGTCACTCCAATTGCTTTAAGCTCTCAAGATATTGGCTAATTTCATCAATCATTTGCTGATCCACCCTTTGCCTGTTGTACGGCGACATCATAAACGATCTTTGATCGCCTGATGTTTTTGCCCCAGACGCCCTGCGTGATGAAAAATAATCTCTCCAGACCATACCTCCCGGTACATCTTGTGGCAGACCACCCAGATATTCTCCCTCAACTTGGTGGCTGTATGTGTCATGTGGCGCAAAAACCAATTTTGTAGGGTCAGTTGTATTCGCACCCCTTCTTGGCTTCACCTCTCTGGCAGCACCATCCATAGTGCCAATTGATCTACCCGTTGCAAAATTTGGTGCAGTCAAAAGTTCTCGCTCTGTAATGGCCGCTCTAATTGCCCCGACATTTGGAAACCCACTTTTGACGTATTTGTCTTTATCCATCTCTTGCCAAAGCAACCGTCTTTTTGAGCCTGTCATATTGTTATTTATATAATCACGGGCGTCAGGGCTTAGAATGCCGGGCCAATTTGGATCGTTTGGTGCGTCTTTTCCCGTACCTTTTTTTACCCAATCATCATATTCTTTGGCTGCTTTTTTGGTAATTTTACTTTGCTCAACCATTCCCATTGTGGCGCTTGACATCATCTTAGAGAAATCACCAGATTGACCAGCCATAGCAGTGTAAATTAATCGAACATCTTCACCGTCTTGATTTTTCAAAAGCTCTGCGAATTGAGCCTTTGTAGTCATTGGCGATACTTCAGACGCCCATATGCCTCCACCAGCAGAGCGCATAAATTGATTGCCACCTTGCATATTTACAGGATCAGAGAACGTAATGTCTCCAATGCCTCTAAGAGCGCCACCAGCATAGGTTCTGTCTCCATACGCTGGTATCAGCATCTTGCCTTGCAATGCGCCAATATCTAATTCTTTTCTGGGCTGTAAGCTCCCATCTGACGCAAAATCATATTCAATATTTTCAACATAATCTGGCAACTTTACGCTGCCCAAACCCGCAGGATCAAGCATTGGCTTTGTGGGGCGTTTAAATATTTCGGCAAGAACGCTAACATCACCAGCATCAATAAGTCTTTGTTGAACCTCAGTCACGCCAGCCTTGGCAAGTTCAGCCCCAAGTCTATAAAATAGATCGACCCCAGCCTTCATCATCTACTTGCCCCTTTTCTTTTTGCCATATCCAGCGGCGTGGGCAGCGCGGCCCTGCGTCTCAGCTTCGGCCTTAGTTCTATAAACCTTGCCCTTGCTGCCCCAGCGGTAGCCGCCCTTGACCTTCATAACGGGCATTAGTGACCGCCAAGCAGCTTGTTCATCATGTCGTGGACATTGCCGCCATCAAGTTTCATAACCTTGATTTTCATGTCTTTGCCGCTTGGGACTTCCATCATTTCTTCGTCAACGTCTTCGTAATCGTCTTCGTAATCTTCGCCATCAATTCCAACCATCGCCTGATGGCACAGCAGCAGGAAGTTAACCAATTGATCGTCGGACAGATCAAGTCCGTCTGCATTGTGTGGGAAGCCCATCTTTTCCATAAAGAGGGCTGCATTGTCTTCCATGTTTTCGACTTCTACCTGTGCCATGTCGGCCTCCTTTATGGTCGTAGTTGTGGGCGCGTCTGTCCCATTGTGCCTAGATTTGCTGGGCGTGGTTTTGGGCGTAGCGATGTTGCTGGTGCAGTGGGTCTCCGCGCAATATCTAATCCATCGATATTTTCATAAATAGTGTCGGGAGATATTTCGCCCTTGCGCTGCATTTCAGCCATTTGACTTGGTGGCATACTCATCATTCCATCATCAACTTGGTATGATCTTTTGTTTTCACTGATTGCGCCAGATGCCCGTTGTCTTTGCATTTCAGCAGGCGTCATTCTTTCCATGCGATCATCAACTTGGTATGACCGCTCATTCATCATTTCACCTTCAGACCGTGCGCCAAAAGACCGTTGCACTTGCATCAGAACTTCCTGCATTGCTGCGCGTTGATCGGCAGGCAAAAGCTGTAGGGTTTCTGGCGGAATGCCCTGCTCATCAGCAACTCTAAACTGTTCTCTCGCCTGATCAACCATTGCAGTAATGCCATTTACGGTGTCTTCTTCCAGCAATCCAGTGGCTTGTATGGCCTGTGCGTACTGTTGAATTAGTTCAAGGTCGGGGTTCATGTCGGTCTCCTATACATAATTTTGCATCATTAATTGGTAATTTATTGTTGGCATAATTTCAGATGAATTATCTCCATAAAATACCTTAACCATACCTCCCCCCATATCTTCAGCATTCACAACGTATGATGTGTCAGACGCATCTGCTGTGCTTGCGGCTGTAGACACTTCCACATTATTGACAGGCACATTCGCAGGCATCGCCATTGGCTGACCCAGACGTGGATTTAAAGACCGTGTACCCTCTATAACATCCTGCGGCACAGTCCTTGCGCCAGTGTTAAAGATGCTGTCATAACTTTTTGCCGCCTGCTCTGGTGTGACAACAGGTTTTGGCGGTGCGCCCTCGCCCCTGTACGCCCGAACTGGAGCCATAGCCATGTTTCTGGCGTCAGTTATTGCTGGATTTAAAAACCCACTAACTCCCCTGCCCAGCGCACCAAGAACGCCGCCGCCTTGCAAATATCTAGCTATATTTTTTGTCTCTATTGGCGTTCCATATTGTGGCCCTAATGCAGCCTCTTGTCGTATCGATCCCCGTGGCAGTGCGCCGAAGGCATTGCTAAACGTGCTAATCCCCGTCTGTGCATTATTGTACGCATCGCCAAATCTACCGTAGCCGCCGCTTGCCTTGTTGGCCTCAGAGGCTTTTTGGCCTCGCATATATTCTGCTTCAGAAACGTAGTTATCATTGTTACTGTCTAATACGCCTGTGTTGCCACTGCTAAAACGTGCGCCAGATCGACCCGGCCCACCGCCGTCAATCCTATCGAACCAGCTAATGTATCCACCGCCGCCAGAGCTATTAGACGATGTATTAGACGATTTATTAGATGAGGGCTTACTATAAGTCGCATCTGAAACTTTACCGCTGCTAGTGAACGTAAGTGGCATACCTAAAACTCCATTCTATATCTGGCATCAATTCTCGGTTCGCCCATATTGCTATCAGAGTAACTGATACGGCCACCATCGCCAATGTTTATTCCAAGCGACCCAGAATAAACTGGCTCCCTGCCCGTTGATTTCTGCCTGCTGACGTTAAAATCAAACGCGCCCATCTTGGCCGCTGCGCCTAATTTTGTAAATGTGCTGGAGCTTCCCTGCGTAAAACTTCCAAAGGGAAACGTGTAGGTATTGTCCTGCATGGTTCTGCTGCCCATAGCATTGCCGCTTATGTCCACTGGCCCCAATGTGGTCGCTCCATCAAGACCAAGACGCACGGTTCTGGCCCTGTTCTCAACGTCAGCCTGACCATCCCTGTATTTCGTTTCTTCGGTAGTGTAGCCCATTGAGGGCGTAACGCTGCCCATGCTGCCATCAAATGTTCTGTATAAATCCAACTCAGATCGTGATTGATTGGGCCGTTTTTCAAAACGCATACTGCCAGAAACAGGCAGATCAAAATCATCAAATCTATTTTCAACATTTAAATTTGCAAATGCGCCCTGTCTCTCAGCCATCACGCCATTCCCTGTTGTTGGGGTGGCCCCTGCATGGGGGGCTGCTGCGGTGCGGAAACTTGTGCGGCGTCTGATATGGCCGTCAAGGCACCCATTTCACCAGCGCCCATGCGCTTGCGAATTTCTGCCACTTTATTCATTAAATATTTATTCATGTCTATGGGTGGCTGACCCCCACCTTGGGAGGGAGGTGGGGGCTGACCACCCTGCGCTTGCTCTGTCGGCTGACCGCCGAAGGCCGCAGGATTAATTGGGGGCAAATTATAGGATCGTGGGGGGTACATTCTTCATTGCCTCCATTTGAATTTTCGCGGCGTTTTTCTCTCGCTCAAGCTGCAATTCGGCCTCCAGCTTTGTGACCTTGGCCTGCAAGTCGGCCTGCGCTTTTGCCATTTCGATCTGCATATCCTGACGCGCTTCAGCCTGCTTGATCTCAATGTTGGATTTTGCCTTGGCCTGATCGGCTGCAATTTGCGCCTGCGTTCTGGCCGTGAGGGCTTCGGTCTCCAGCTTTGCCAATTGCTGCGCGTATTGCAGAGGATCGCCCTGCCCCTGTTGCTGCTGACCCGCCGCCCTGATGGCATCGATCTGCTTCATTTGGGGTGCGGCCCTGACCACTTCTGCGGCCCGTTGGCTAATGAGGCGATCCTGCTCTGGATCAACATTCTCAAACTTGAAGTCGGGGTCTTTGAAGTTTGGCAGTGGGGGCAGTTCCATTGCCACGCCTGCCTGCATTCTGAGGCGGTACAGCAGCGCGATATGCTCCGCGATGTGGGCCATTAGAATTGGCTGCATTCCCTTGTGCGCTGGATTGCTGCCCAGTGACGGGTCTTGCAGGAACTGCATATGCACTGCGATGTGCGCCTCATGGTCCTGCTCAATGAAGGCGCGAATTGGCTTGCCATACATCACCGACATGTTTTCATCGATGGGGTCCATCTGGACCGCCTCTTCTGGTTTTTTCAGTATTTCATCGATGTTCTGAATGCGGATCGCCTCGTACATCCGCTTGTACGCCTCGTACATATCGTGAAGCTGCGGTGCGGCCTGCGCCATTTGCAGAACGGCCTGCGCCTGCGCGATGCGCTGGGCGGTGCTAAATATGTTGGGATCGGACACAGGCACGATGTCAATGCGCTCATCAAAGTCAGCGGCATAGATCGTTTCGGCTGCGCCAGCCCGTGAGAACGTAAACTCTTCGGGCAGATTTTCTGCGTTTAGAGCCGCCAGCATTTTAAATTCTTGGCCCTGCGCGTAGTGCAGGCGCTTGTGAATTGCGCTGAACGCCTTTGATCCCTGCTCAATCAGGGCCACGGTGCTGCCCACTGGCGCGTTGGGATTTACGTCACCCACGTTTAGATCGGCTGTGGACGCAAAGCGTTGTCCCGCATCGACCATAAAGCCCAGCAGATTAAACAGCGAACCTGACGGCTCCTTAAACGGCAGCGGCATGATGGCCTTCGTCACGTCATCGACGGTACTGTCGAGATCGACAAATTCACCGGGGGATACTTGCAGATCGCCGCCAGTGACACGGCCACGCAGCTTGAAACCGCCCTGCATATTGCTGAATGCGGCACTGTCGAGCAGGGCGCGAAGCGATCCTGTCGCCGCTTTGCCCAGACCGCCAATCATGTGATAGAGGCCAAAGCCGTAGAACCCAAGTCCCGGCAGGAACTTGTACGACACGAACCAGTCGCGGCGTTTCTTTAGCTCATCGTCTTCGCGCCAATTGCGCCTGACCGACACGATCTTTTGATTGTCGTAATCGATTGTGATGCAATAGGGCAGGGCGACAGCGTTATCGTCCTGATCGTCTTCATCCATTTCCTCGCCATCAATGCCGTCGAACAGATCATAGAGGTGCATTTCCAGCAGTGTGATTACGTCATCGTTGTTGTCGTATTCATCGACGCCCTCGATTTCGCCAATTACGCTGTCGGCTGGATCGATATCTTCGCTGCCGTCATCGGTTGTCTGAAGGTAGTAGCCGTTTGCCACGTAGCGATTATATTCGTTTTTCGGCATTCTGATGATGTGGGTGTAGCGTGGGGATGTGTAGAGGTCTTTGCTATCTGGAGCCACGCAGAAGTCTTCGGCCTTGACGAACTGGCTGCACTGCCTGTCGAGGTTTACGTCCCACCAAACCTTTTTAAACGTCTGGCCGACCAGCGGTAGGTGAAACAGCATTTGATCCAGATCGGGAAAGTATTCGGGCATTTCCTCTGTGATCTGGTAATTCATAAATTCTCTGACCCTGCGGCCCTGCTCTTCGATTTCCTCGTCTGGCTGACCAATGATGACCGACTTGATTGGGCCACCTGACGGGTAAAGCTCTGCGATGGCCTTGGCGTTAAACTGGGTTGCTGCTTCTGCGATCAGGGGGTGAACAACGATGGACAGGCCACGGGTGGCCCTCTCGTCTTCGCTTTCATCTAGCCCCCCATCTGGGTCCAAGGTACGCAACCCTGCCTTGTAGCGTGACTTCCACTCGTCTCTGGCGGCTTCATCGTTCTCGTAATACGACACAAGCTCCGCGCCCTTGGCCGATAACTCCCGTGCGTCGATCTCTTCTGCGAGATTTGCGTAGAAGCCGCTGTCGCTCTCTTCGATATCGTCAAGCTCTGGATCACCGATCAGCACGTCACCGTCTGGAAGCGTCTCGACCATCAGGTCATCTGCGGGTGCGCCCTCGGCAAACGGGATTACATTTGGATCAGCCATATAAAGTTATCCTTTGCGGTTCTTGATAATCGTCCTCGTCAGGGTCTTCAGTGTGACCAAGGAACCAGCCTTTTCTCAGTCTTAGCCACGCTTGGGTGCAAGTGTCAACGATATCATCATTTGGGTGCGCTGGGAAGGCGGCACATATTGAGATCAAATCTTCGGCCCATTTGCGCTTGGGATAGAATATTCTGCCGTCTTCCAGAAGGGCAGATGCGGCGTGTGCGCGAGCTTCCTTATCACGGTCTGGGCTGTACGCCAGCACTGGCACCCCTGCCATTCTGAGGTCTTGCAGGAGGCTCTGCCCTGACGCCTTCTTTTCGATCAGCACTGCGTCTGGCTCCCAGTCATCGTATGCCTCCTGCGCCAGCTTGCGTAACTCTGGGTAGCTCACCTTGTCGTACCACGCCTCCAGCACGATGGCGCAGTCGTATCCTTGATGCTTGAAAACGCCCCAAGTGGTTCTGGCGCTAAAGCTGGAGCTTTCCTTTGTTTCAAAAGCTGTGTCCCAAGATTGAATTACATATTCGATATTTTCGGGGAGGTCTTCCTTTTCCCACGGCACCCACCAGCTTGACTTGAGGATACCACCGCCCTTGGGGCTTGGCCGCTGCTGTAGCTGCCCTGCGGCTGCGTAGGAGCCAAGGCTGCGCTCTAGGGTGGTCAGGGTCTTTTCGTCCACCCTTTCGGGCCATAGCAGTTCGCCTTCCTTTGTGCGGGGGTCTGTGAAGCCAAGGGTTGATCTGTTGGGCGTTGGGTGGCCGATCTCATATCTGGCAGGCAAGCATAGGTGATCCCACTCTCCTTCAAGTTGATTTGCC